GATCCATATACGAGTACTGCGAAGGGCGACTGTCGCTCCTTCTGTGATGCACGTCGTGTGATCTCAGTGTTCTTGAGAAGTTGTAATGAATACAACTTTTTCTTCATCAAAGAAGATTCTGTTCCGGAAGTTTCCACTGTATACTTAGTATACGCCACGCCTTTTTCAATTGAATCAGACAAATCTGATACAAATGCAAAGTACGTGGTTCCGTGAGCTTCCAAATTAGAAACAAAAGGTGCCAAAGCTAAAATGCGATTGGCCTCTTGAATCCATTTGGAATATTCCGAAGAGGAGTGATAGAAGACAGAAATCTCACCACAATTCTTATATTCGTGAAGTTTCTCACAAATAAAGAGTGTTGTGTCGAGAATACACAACCACATATCCTTTTTTGAGGAATATGTGGCGTATAGTGCCTTCTGTTCGAGTCTCGTATAATCAAGATCATTGATTTCGAAACCGAACCTTTCCAAAAAGCCATGTACTAGCAAATAACTGTACATGCTCACAATCTTTTTGAAAAGTGGTGTGTTGTCAGCTTCTTGAACACCAGTTAATCCACGTCGCAAAAGTGCTAATAGATCACCAATGTCATCTCCAGCTTGCAAATTAGAAGCAAATCTTCGCATGAAATAAGTGAACAAATCACTATACATGGAACGACCCACAAATAACTTGTAAGCCATCTGAATCAAGGCTTCAAAATCACTCAAACTTTCACATTTCTTGAACCAATAGGCTACAAGAAACACGTTATCAATCTGAGAAGCGATCCATTGTACATCAGCTTGGTATTTCCGAGAAACAACATACTGGTGCACAAACTGTCTCACGAACTTCATTAAAACTTCGTCGAGACCGCCTTCTGACCCTTGCAACTGGAATTTGTGATATGTGAGATCTTTCGATTTCAACATATACTCTTCCAAGAGCACATTGTAAGAAACTGTGTGTGTGAAGGATGGTAATTCGCTACCACCCTGTCCTAGATGAACTACAAAATCCAGAATGTCTCCATCATGGATGTTGTAATCGACCAACAAAATTTCACTTCTACTTAAAGGTTTCCCCTTATAGAAGAATGTGAAATGACAACGGCTAAAGATATAATCTTTTGACATTGTCAATGTTGGTTTGGCATTCTTATAAAAACGCTCCTTAGCGAATGCATAAAGATCACTCGAATGTGAAACTTTATCTAAAGAGACAAGTTGCCCACCATCAAGTCTAATCTTGATGGAGAGCTTATTTGATTGAGCAGTCTTAACGTCGGACTCAATCTTGCGTGATCGGAAAATGTTAGTGAATCGGTAAATCATGTTAGTTGTCTCTGAGCTTTAAAAGGTGTATTATTTCTCCCAACCAAGGGATATCCATATTTATCGGTTCGGATTCCTATCTCTTGACTTTTACATGAGAGGTAACTCATATAATAAATTATTGCATCATAACGATAAGGCAAAAGCCGAGGGTTCATCACTACTGCATACGGCAGTAGCTGCTTATGTCTATGAATATGTGAACAGGATACCTTGCAGTGATATCATAGAACATATCCTCATCATTATAAACCAGTCTTACGACTATTTCAATAATCTAATATATAAATGTTTTCTATCCCTACAATGGGATAAAGACTAAAATATAACAGTCAACAATGACTGCAGAAACTCTTATTTTTATTTGTTTTTATTTTTATATTGTTTATTTTTGAAATTTTACAATGTTTAAGGTTTCATTGTTTAAAAGAACAAATAAAAAGGGGGATAAAC